CTCCCATAATGGCTCCCTTTATATCATCAGGTTCTAGCTCCGGTGCATGTTCTAGGAGTTTAGCTACTACTAAATTTTGTAGATTACGCCCCTTCGCTTTTCTTGATCTAGTAGTTGTCATGTTATCTTTAGTAAATCTCCTAACTTCTGATCCATATGATCAGCAGTTTTAGGACAAAAAGTTTTCATCTTACTAAGGTCTTCTCCTAACAAAGCGGGAGAATAAATTATACTAGCTCCCCTCTGTATCAAAGTTTTTACAGCTTTTACATCTTCATCAAACTTCATGATGTTAGCTTCAAATGTATCATCAAGCCAAAAAGATGCTTCAGTAGAACCAGCCGCCTTCTTCATTCTTATATATCTAACATTGTTTCCAACTAAACGATACCCTTGTTCCTTATCGTTTCCGGTTACAATGTAGTAGATGTACTTATTAATAGTAACGTCTAACTCCTTTATAATTGATTGAAAGATAATCATTCTATCTCCTCATACTCTTCTCTTTCTGTCATTCTACCAGTTTCAACAGAGTATAAAAGTCTACAAGCAGGGCCGGTTAAACCGCTAAACCTATTCTTAATTACCCTAACTATGGTTGTATGTCTTTCTAATTCATCCTCATGCTGACCATTTCTCTCTAATCCTAACACGATGTCGGATAGTTGACCAATGCTGCTAGAGCCTCTCAATTGAGATAAAGATGTTACTGCTCCTTCCTCATGCCCAGCAGAAGAAGGTCTTTTCAAATGGGATACTAATATCAAAGAGATATTTAATTCTTGCACAAGCATTCTTAGCTTGGTCATAATCTCATCAATAGCTTTTCTCTCATCCCCTTGTTGTTGATCTGAAAGAACTATGCTGACATGATCTAAAACAACAAATTTACAATCCAATGCATTAGCAAAGAACCTTACGCAATTAAGGATTGCATCAATTGAATTAGAACCAAAATGATCATATAAAAAGACCCTTCCTGTTCCTAACGTTTCATCAAAAGCTTTCTTCCTTTCTTCTTCAGATGTTTTATTAAACACTTCACTAATGTGTAATGTTTTATTAGCAGCTAGAGACATGATACCTAGACCGCTTCTCTTCACGCTTTCTTCTAAAAACATCAAGCCCATTTTGTGTTGAGTATTTTTCAAAGAATGATAAACAAGCTCTCTAACAAATTGGCTCTTACCCAATCCAGAACCTGCTGTTATAGTTATAAGTTCGCCCATACGAATACCGTAAGTAAGTTTTTCTAGTCCTTCAAAAGGATAATGAACTTCTGCTTCAATAGCTTTTTCATTAACTAGATTCCACAATTCTTCGCCTGAAACGATGTTATCGGGAGTGTATTGTTTTGCATCCCACCAGTGTTCAGTGAACTCTTTTGCCTTTCCTAAACGTAAATAGTCGTTAGCGTCTTTATATTGCATTGGAACTATTTTTGCTTTAGGTGCTAAAAGATCAGCAAGTTTTGCTGAAGATACTTTACCAGCAGCATCATTATCAAAACAGATGATAACGCTATCAAATGACATTAAAAAGTCATACACATGCTTATTAGAGATATCTGTCTTAACAGATGCAGCACCATTCTTTACAGAAACAACAGGCCATCTGCTTCCTAACATTTCATAAGCAGACATTGCATCAATTTCACCTTCACAAATGGTTACAAATTTTCCACCATTCTTAAATTTATTTTGACCAAATAGAACACTTCCTTTTATATCCCCTTCAGAATGAAAAGATTTCGTTTTAACATTTCTAATCTTATTAGATATTAATGTTCCTCTTTCATCATAATAAGGATAGACATGCCTAAAGGGTTTTTCCATACTAGTTACACCATAATATTCACAAGTGCTTAAAGAAATTTTTCTATCTTCAAGTTCTTTAAAGATGCCTTTAGTCTTAACAGGAGTCGTTGGTTTTTCCATATCAACTACGTTTCCTCTATTAGAATAAACAACATAATCGCAATCGACTCCCCAACAATACTTTCCACCATCAGAATACACTGCAACATTATCTTTACTATCACATTTTGGACAAGCTTCATGGCGAATAACTTGGCTTTTCGTTAAGGAATAACTAGACATCATTCATATTCTCCAAAACCTCTATTTGGCATAAAGTCTACAACAGTAATAAGTTTTTCAATAGCAACAGTAAGATCGTTCATTCTTGTTATTAACTCATCAACTGTTTCCATAAGCTCATCAAAATTTTCTTCATCCATTTACTTTCTCCTTAAACTCATGAGTAATTTCTTCAACTGAAGGTTCTTTAACAACCTTTGTTAAATATACTGGTTTGTAGCTGTATTTAAACACGCGAACATCTGGAAAGCAATCAAATTTATATGGACAGTATACACAATCTGTCGATAACTTCATATTACCAGATTTACCTTCTGGTATAGGGTCATAACAAATAGGAGGACGTTCATCTGAAGCAACAATATTTCTCAGATGTTCTATTCTATCTTCAACATTTATGGTATCCATATCGTCAACAGTGAAGAGCATTAGCTCTCCTGTTACTTTATTCATAACGAGGAAGTGCGCTCTTTCAGCGCCTTCAGCTTCCATGTACCCACTTAATTGACCTAGATATCCAAAGCTATCCTTATTAAAAAGGGTGCCATCTTTAAATTTCTTAAAGGAAAAGTCACTAGCTGTTTTAACATCAACAATTTCATTATCAATTTTGCAATCCATATGCCCATCAACACCAGAGATGGTTACTTTCTTTTGCATATCGGTTACATCATGCCCTGCTTCCTTTGCTAGAAACAAAAGCACCTCCTCTATCAAAGACCCGTAAAGAAACTTCATAAGAGTAGGGCCTGATGGAAGAGCTTGTTCTTTAGGATATTTTAATTCAAACCAAAGGCGTCTATCCTTCTTACCAATAGAAGACATTCTTAAAGTAGTTTTGCTACTTTTTCTAGCTTCTTCTACATGAGTAGTTAGAACAGACTTAACACCTTCTAGAAAAGATTTAAGGTTATCCTCAGATACCTTATGCTCATCTTCTAGAACAGTGTATATGTCATCAACTAAATTTTCAATTTGCATTTCCATCTCCTAAAATTAGTTGTATGGTTGCCCACTTAGCACCGCTACCCTCGCCCACCATACACCTTAGTCCCGTGACATTGTATCTTATGATTCTCACAGACTAAGCCCAGCCGTCTAAACCTTTTTGTTAAAAGGGTGCTTCATCTCCTTCTTCATCAAAGTCCGTATCTCTTTCATACGTGACAAGATTGGTAACCATAACCTTATTTAGATACATGCTAGTACCATACTGCGATACCATTGGATGATCTTTATTAAAGCCAATCTTTACCTTAACATCAGACCCATTACCAATCAAGGTTCCATTCATATCTTCTTTGTCACTGTTAATGACAGGAACGGTATACTTGGTACGAGCAGTAACAAACCATTCGCGTTCATCCTCTTTATTCTTTGGTTGAACACCATGTGACTCTAAAGCCTTTACTACTTCATCGGAAAGATTACCGATATCCATCTGATACTTACCAGACATCTCATCTTTCACATTCAACTTAGTCCAATACGCTTTACCCTTAACAACTACAGTTTGTTTAGCCATTTGTTATCTCCTCAGTTTTATTAAACTCGTTACTCTACACAACATAACTACTTTTTCACTAAAAGTCAACCCCTAAAATGAAATTTTATTCATATTCTTTTTTCATTGGCCTCTTGTTAAAGAGGTTCTTATGTTCAGGAAATTCAAACATAAAAAGTCTAGCATAATAAGGAATAAAATGGTCATCAATTTTAAAACCACTACCTTTCGTTTCCACATTCGTTTCCCATCGAACACGCTCAATAACAAACCTCGCTCCTAAACGTTTAGCTCCTTTTTTCTCAATAGCTTCAAAAGTAAACTTTTTAAATAATTGATATACAGCAGGATTTTTCTTGTGCCAATCCCACCATTTTTGTTTTCTAGTTATTACTTTATTATCTAATGAGTTTCTGCCCATGTCTTTCCCACCTTTGCATCAGCATTTAGAATGATATTCATCTTAAACTCAAAACCAACTTGTTGCATCGTAGTATCTGCTATTTCACACAGTTTGTCAACATCTTTTTTATGGCATTCATATTGTTGTTCATCGTGAATGGTATTAACAAGGTGAGCATCTAGCTTTAGCTTGTTTATCTCTTCATCTAACAAGATACTCCATTGCTTACAACATATTGCACCAGCGCCTTGTAGCAACGTATTTAAACTAGCATGAGGTGAACGAACCAATAAGCGCCTACCATCAATGCCTCTGACGTATCCACGTTGGGCATACTGTTTTGCCTTCTTAATCAAAGCACCTAGCTTTGGCATGTTCTTGAAAAACTTTTGTTTTAATTTCTCACCATCTCTTGAACTTCCATTAATAATGCTACCTATCTTTTGTGAACCAGCACCATAGCACAAAGCATAAATAAATGTCTTAGCCGCTTCTCTCGTAGGTAATCCAGCAGCCTTTTGATTAAGTGTATGCGGATCACCATTAACAACTGCTTCAGTAAACTCCGCATCGTCCATGTAGTGAGCAAGCATCCTTAATTCTAACCCTTTGGCATCTATACCAACTAGAGAATAATTATCTGTATCTTTAACTGTCCAACATTCTCTACACTCCTTACCATAAGGCTTGTAGGATGCTACAACGTTAGCCATGTTAGGGTCTGAATGTGTCATGCGTCCTGTTATAGCACCCATCGTTCTTACTCTGCCATGAACACGGCTAACAGTATCAACAGCATCTAACCATGCTTCTACTGTTTTCCATCTGGTTTCTAACATCTTCCATTCTGCTAATTGTTGTAGTGCTTTTGGTGCATTAGAAGAAACAGTTTCAAGATTACGTTCACTAACTTTTGGATTGCCTTTAGGTGTAAACTCAACAGGCTTCCAACCATACTCACTAATTCTTTCTACAATCTGTTGTGGTGAAGCAAGATTAAAAGGTTGTAATTCAAAAAGACTAAACTCACCTGCTACAACAGTTTCATAATCAGGTATATGCTTGATCCCAACGCTAGATATTTCTCCATTTAATTTTGTCTTAGGTGTTACTTTTTTAATAAACTTAGCTCTTGGTTTAATAGAAGAAAGAACTTCTGCTTCTATTTCTTCTGCTTTTGTTTTTGTTTCAATCATAAGCATATGTGCCTTCTTAATATCCAAACAAAAGCCATGATCTTGTTGTTTATTAATGACGCCTCTAATCTTATGCTCAAGTTTAATGCTGGCATCTGAAAAATCTTTCTTCTCTCTATTCATTAGATGCTCATATAATTTAGTTGTTATTTTAGCATCTTGAACACAGTAGTCTACCATCTCTTTTGATACGCAGGAAAAGTTATCAATCTCCCCTTTTTCCATACCTAATCTACACCCCCATGCAGCTAATGAATGTCCTTTTTCTCTATTAGGATTAAATAGTTGCGAAAGAATTAGGGTGTCCATTAATTTAGATTCATTAATATTCATATCCCACAACTTATTTAGAATAGGAATATCAAACGATAATAAATTATGCCCAATAATTGTTTCATAAGGGTCAAGATACCTCTTCAGATTTAATCCATCTTGAAATATTCTAACTTCTTTAGTGTAGATATCTTGACAGACAACAACCCAAATCTTAGTAGCATCAAGACCATCAGTCTCAATATCTAAGACAGTACACTTATTGGACAATTGAAACATGATGTTCTAGCCTTGTATTCATTAGTAGGATCAATTTCACCTTTTTCAACAAACCTTGCCTCATTAAAGAAATCCAGCTTGTTTATACTGCCCAAAAACCAACCAACAGTCAAATCCTTTTTTACGCGAACAAATGTGTAACTATCACATTTTTGACGTATGTTGTATGCAGATACAGAACAAGAATATTTTGGTAATGGCTTCACAGTTGTCAATTTAGTTTTAACATCAGTGGTAGAGCCATCGGGAAGAATGATATCATAATCATAACTACTCTTTAGCTTTCCACCTAAAACTTTTAATACAATCTCTTCACCAAGCATACCAGCAACATTACCTTTTCCTTTACTGATAGAGTTTTTTAGAATACCTAGTTCTTTAGCTCTGTTTGAAGCATCAGCTAACATGCCTTTTGTTATCTTTATTTCTTGCATCCACTATCCTCTTCATAATACTCATGCAGACCTTCCTCTACAGTAGGCCCAGTATCTTTTTTTACTGGTTTAATCTTTTGACCATACTTGCCAGAGAACAAGTCTTTTTTAACCGGGTTATTAGCCCACTTCCATAGTTTCTTGTTTCTCTTCTCTTTCATCGTCTTCCTCATCATAGAAAAATATTTCAACAGCATCAGGATAATCAATCATTGCATCTTCAATACAATCATACATCTCATCATACTCTACTTGACCAGTACCATGACAGACATGACAGACACTAGTACCTTTTCTCCAATAGATTGTACCTTCCTCACAATCTTTGCAGTTCATAAGGATTGTTGTATTACTAACCCTAAACATCATCTGGAATCTCCTTAATAATTTTCACCTCAAGTATAGGCACATTATAAGCAGTGCCTACCCCATATTCATATCCTGCGAGTTGAATGGCTTCCAATACAGAATGTGCCTCAATAGGATGGGAGTAGTGAATTTCACTACTTCTCTGATCCACCCACTTCACTCGATATTCATACTTCATACTACTTAACCTCTACCGTTATAAGATCGTCTTCATTAGCACCGTATGCTACTACCTCAAACTTTTCACCTTTGTTATCATAGAATACAATTTCTCTAAATTCAACACCACTGTAGGTTTCTCCTACACCGGCATTAGATTCCCTTATCACGATTTTCTTTATTCTATGCAAAGGTAAATTATTTAGCATTGTCATAAGTCTAGTCCTTTTCGCTTTCAATTTTAAATCTAACAACTACATTACCATCATTAGCATCTTCGTCTTCATCAGTCCACCATGCATAATCAACTTTCCACTTATGGTCTGGACAAGTACCCAACCATTTTGTTAGTTCATCAAACGTCATCTGTTTTTCCTATTCAAAAAGATCATAAAAGATACGACCATCTTCTTCACCGTTGACAGTCTCGTACACCGTCTTGTTCCACTCACCGTGTTTAGAAATCCACTCATCAAGGGACATGCAGGTAGCGTCTTCCTCCATACCCATTAGCCAATCTTTAACTTTACCCATCGTGATCTCCTTTTTCTTTAGCTGCCTTTCGACTATAACGAAAAGGCCAGCTTTGCGTAGCACCTTCTTCAGTTTCTTTTGCTGATACAATTATTTTATCGTTTAATAAAATACCAAAAGGACGTTCCCCTGAAAACTGTTTCAAGTAAACATACCCCTCATTATCTACTGTATCACCATTTTCATCTACAAGATAATAAGGACATGAAGATACATCACTTCCTAAGTAAAATTCTCCATCAACATTTAATTGATCTTCATCGGGAACAAAACCCATCCAATAAAACCTTCTAACTCTTTTCGCTTTCTTCGCTTTCTTTACCATCTTGCTCTCCGATCCATTTTAACATAGTGCATGTGTTGGTGAATGTCAACCCTTAAATGTAAGGCAGATAAAATTCTCCATCTACCAGATACTTTGAAAGCTCTTCAGAACCACTAACCATATCATGAGCGATAGTGCATATCGCTTCGTTTCTAGCATCGTAGTTACCAGCTTCATACTCATCTGACCAATGCTTTAATATGGAAAGAACATTCTTAGCAAGCAACTGCTGATTGGTACGATGCTCCGTTGCTACTACACCTAATAATGCAGCAGTATCAGCAACTCTTAATTGGTCTATGATTTCGTGGAAGATAGTCATTCTGTAGCTCCTAATGTTTGTTGCATGTTTCTAACATAAGCATTGTTGTGTCAGATGTCAACCTTTGTTCTCCATAATCTTTTCTAAACTTTATATATGTCCAGTAGGGTATAAAACACTATAAGGT